TTGTACCACTAGGTACGCCTGTTCTCAAGGCCAAGGGCGTAACTTCCTGTGCTGGTATTACTACCTTTCTGGATAATTGGACAAACTTTTTTCATTAGTCAAGCCCACGTTCCATTTCGTACAGGTCGTTGAAGATTTCCTTGAGTTCGCTCCTAGCTTCCTCGATGTCCTCGATAACTAAGCCTGTCAGGGCGCGCGGTAACCTGTTTTCCGCCATGTAGGACACCATCCTGTCCAGATGGTATTCCAGCTTCTCCATTTGCCAGTGGCAGTACAGTGCTGTCTTCAGGTCAGCAGGGTCTATATCTAGTTCTCTTAGTGCTATTGTTTTGTACTTCATTGTTTACCTCCTTGTTTATCTTTCCATTACTGCCCTGCAAACTAGATCCTCAAGATCCTGTCTCATCAGGTTGTTGATAGCTATCTTTTCTACCTCAAGCATTTCATCCTCAGTTATTGGCCTGACAATCTTGACTATCCTTTGCACCTCATTGGCGAACCTTTCGTCATCCATGCTGGTTGGAACCTTAACTATAAGATCCCTGATAGGGATAACCTCCAGGTCGCTGACATCGTAGCTCTTGCCCTTGAATCTGTGGTTGAATTCTCCAGCTGGTGGGACCTTCTTCATCCAAGAGATAGGCTTCCCGTCTAGCATTACAACGTAACGCTTTCCATCGTTGTATTTCTTCTCTAGTAGAGATTGGTCTACCTTTATCATTTCTTCCTCCTTTTCTTGGGTGTATGGCGTGGTCCTTTATTGGCTTTAGATTTTTTTGGCCCACTTTTCCAACGACTTGTGAAAGTTACCTTACGGGGATTATCTGTTCCTAGTGACATTTTTATTTCCTTTCTTTTCCTTGTTTGCTTTGTCTATCATTTCTTGCATCCAGTTCCTGCCTGACTCTGCGTACCCGAACCTGTCAAGATCCCTGTACGCTACGATAATATCGTGAGGTACTTGCTCGGCTACTGCGTAGTGCCTGTACCTGCCAAGAACTTTACCATTCTTGATAGGACAGTAACCTCGCTCTTGAATCCTTGGGTTCAGGTCTTTCTGCCAGGCTGCGTACTCGAACCTCTGGCTCCCTGTATTGTTGGGGCTTACCCCGTATAATCTACTGTCTAACTCCATGCTGCACCCTCCATTCTAGATTCTGCTGCATCCTGCATAGCTATCTGAACAGCCTTATATTCGATACGGTCAAGTACCTTAGGGTCAAGGACATCTGACAGTTCCTGTATTGATCCCGGAATCCAAACGCCATCGACGTATGGTTCATGGGGATCGAAGGTATCTAGCGATACCTCGAATTTTGTGTCGTCAATCTTAACTTCTATTGTGGTTGATGGTTTCATTTTTATCCTTTCTATTGGCTTAGGTTGCATTCTCCAGCTTCGAGCTGGCTTTGAGTGGTGGCGAACACATTGTCTAGGCGTCTATCGAGATCGTCTATCCCCTGCATCCGTCCTTTGTAGTAGATCTCTTGTGCATCGAGATCTAGCTCTTCGCGTATGCAATGGCCTAGCATCTTGTTGATGTAGTCCAGTTGCATATCCGCCTCTTTCAGGAATCCGTTCTTAATGTCCTTGCGAACATCGTTGATAAATCCGCGAGCTGTTGTTATTGTGCGTGTTGTATACTTCATTTTGTGTTCCATGTTAGTTTTAGTAAAATGCCATTAAAGACCCTGTACTCCTAGCCTTGCAAGATTTATTTTCACTTTGTTCCAGTATTTATCCGTAGCTGCCTTCTTGTACCCGTTCGGGCCTCCGTTGTGGATGCGGGCGATGTCTTCATATGTCGGAGATCGTCCGAGCCTTTTCTGCGTAGCATAGCGAGCCATATAGGCCCGTACAATTTGCTCTGCTGTTGCCGGGTTGAAAGCATCTTGATGCCTCCAGGTTTTTCCAGCAAATTCTGCGGCGTCTTGAACGTACCCTGCATGGAGTTGCAGACATCCGTAAGCCAGCCCATTATCTCCTATTGCGTTAGGATCTCCTGAAGATTCTACCGCTATCAATGCGGTCAGTAGTAATGCCCAATTCATGATTCTAAATCCCCCCATTGATTTGCTATAGCTTGTGCTATTCCCATGTACGTCTTGCTTCTTAGCTTCCATCTGTCGGGACTAGGTGCAAGCTTATTCTGTCCAGATGGAGTTTGATTCTCCCAGTACCCACACTCTGGTTTGGGAAGAATGCAAGTAGGCTCAAGGTTTGGAAGATTGTGCAACCACAATCCAGTCTTCTTGGACTCTGGATCTCCGAACTGCCACGGCTGGATATATTGCGTAGCATTGCCCATGTCAGTGTGGCCTAACACGCCTACGGGATTCTCGAACGCAACGCGCTTGCCTTTGCGCTTGCATAGGCGCCAGAGTTTTTCCGTCCACGCCATCGCCTCGAGTCTCTTTTCATGCTTGGTCATGCCTTGCCCGTACCACGCATTGCCAGAGACGGCCAGCGCAGTGCAAGGCGGATGGGCAATAATCAAATCGAACTCTCCATCGTCACTATCCTCCAAGAATTTCATGGCGTCCCCTTGCCAATGGTGACCATCACTTGGCGATAGATCATCAGCGGGTAGGATGTCGCACGATATAACGTCATGTCCCTTCTCTCTCATAAGTTCGCGGATCGTTCCGCTTGTCTCACAAAGTATTGCTATTTTCATTTCTTATCTCTATTTTTTTGCTTTTGGTTAATGGTTAAAGGTTTACACCCCGAAACCCCGCAAGTCTGAGTTGCAGGGCGTTAGGGTTAAGCGCATTTATTGCAATCTAAACGTCCGCTAATGTTTCGGGTCCGCATTCGCTTGCAGCGCCCAGCGCAAAAACGTAGTCATAGTCGCTTTTCCAATCTGAATCAGGCACGCGCGTAATCGTTGCGTCTTGGAGATCGAATGCGTCACTAGCATTCCCTAGTCGGATTATTTCTTCCTCGTTTTCGATTTCGTTATCTTCAACCAACCAACCATCCAGCAAGTTCTCATCGCATGCAATGTCGAATGCGTCTTGCTCGTTGTTTGCCCAAAGGAGAGCGATGTTATAGCCGAAATTCCCCACCGGAGCTGAGATAAGAAATAGCTTGTCGTTGTAATCGGTTGGGTTGCCGTTAAGCAAAGCCCTAGTATCGTCAATCTCCAACTCCGAGTTGGTCCCTTTGAATAATTTAGCCATTACTAAGTTTGAATTGATTCTATTTTTTTGCATGTTTTTGTCTCCTTTGTGTTAGTTTCTCTTAAGCTTTCCCCCTTGCATGGATTCTATTTGATCCCATGAAAGGCCAAAGCAATCATTTTTCTGCCTGTTTTCCCTAAATCGGGCAAGCCTTTTTTCTTTTTCCTCTCTGTTTACAATGTCTCCGCTAGGAAACATTCTAAACATTCCATTGCCCATTGGGTCGCATCCTCTATCTTTCATTGGTTATTGGTTAAAGGTTATTCTGAGATATAATGTTCCGCTAACTCGCGCCAGTTGACGCAATGCAAGTCTATAAAATCTCTGAACACTGAGCTGGCTTGAACTTGCTCATCGAGTTCATCGTAAATGAAATTTTCGATGCAATCCGCTAGCGTTGGAATGTCTATTTCTTCAAAGATTTCGGCGATTGTCTCACCCCAATGAAGATTTACTAGCCAAGTCTCTCTGTTTGTCCATCCGTTGTATCCGTTGTTCATGTTCTGTTATCTCCTTTGATTTATTGGTTAAAGTTGAATGTCGCTCAGAATGTCGCGCATTCTATCGTATGCAATCTTTTTCTTCCTGCGTATCTCATTTTCTGCATTTTCTAAAATCTTATTCGCTCTTTTTTCTGCATCTTTTAACAGATCACAAGCGTGTTTTTCTGCATCCGAAATGGTTTTATGCGCTATCCTTTCACTTTCCCCTATCCCGATTGGATAAAAGTCCTGCTCGATGCTATGCCTTAAAAATGGTATTTCATTTATTAACCATTTGCCTAAATAAGAATCTTTCCCTAATTCAAGCGCTGCATTTGTGATAATTTCTATTTCTTTTTCCTTTGTCATAACTTTGTCTCCTTTGGTTATTTGTTGAAAACGCCAGAAAAAGAGCAAATTCGGAGGAAATACAACAATTATTTTTCACTTTTTCCCCAATAAATCCATAAACCATTGATTGAAAGGAATTTACAAAGTAAACTTTTTTCACTCATTCCCGGAAATCAACTTGCAAGGGTTCCAAGTCAATGCTACAATACGAGCGAAGCGAAGTTTAAGGACTAAATGACATTGGCAAGGGATCAAATTTGCCTTAATGCAAGTGACTTGCAATACAACGCCAGGTTGGTTGAGTAAATTCAACCCTAGGTTGAAAAATCCTTTTTAAGCTTTCTGGATACCTTGACAAGGGTAAGTAGGGAAAATGCGTTTTAAGGCCACTAGAGAGCCTAAAAACGGTGTTCAATGGTATCCACTAAATAGGCTTGGAAATATATCTGCAAAGTGAAAAAAGATTATTGACTTAATAGAAAGCTTTCTATATTTGCAACTTAAATGCAAATTACTTGCAATAAGTTTTAATGCAACTTACTTGCAATAAGGGGGGAGGGGATTGAACAGCGACTCGCGTCGCACGTGTATTATCATAAACTGCCCCTTTAAAAATTGTTGAACTCAAGGGTTTTTGCAAGTGTGCCAAGTGTGCCAAGTGTAAACTGTTTTTTGTACTTTACTTGGCGTCAGTGCATATAGATAATTAGTAAAATAAGATTTGGACTTGACTTTACGCAAATAGTTTGCGATAAGAGTACGTGCAAGAAGATCATCCAGATCAGACACAGAGGTTAATTAAGGAAGAGCTTTTGTCTGATATAGACATTAAGATTAAGGAATTTGTAAAGAGTTCTGAGCTTGATGGCGTAAAGGCATTAGAGAAGTACGATCCTGAGAAGGCTGCTAAGATACTGTTTTTGAGTGCTAGTGGCAAGACTCAGACTCAATTAGTACGCAAGTACGGATTTAAGAGGGATACTATTGTTAGGGTACTGGCTACTTATGCGGATCATCTAGGTAAGTGGAGAGAGCTTGGTGGTCAGTTAGCTTCTTATTCTTATTTGAACATTAGTTCCTTAGAGGAGGACATGGTACAAAAGGTACGCGAAGACATGGAGTCAGGTGAACTTAAACCTACGTTTAAGGACATTAAGGATATTAGTATAGCTAAGGCTAATTCAGCTAGGGAGGCTTTGTTGGCTAGGGGAGAAGCTACAAGTATCAACAGGGAGGAGAAGGTTTACACTGATGAGGACTACAAGGAGCTAATGGAGAGGGCTAGAAAACAGATGGCTAATGAGTCTATACCTGTGGATGTTTGTGAAAAACAATAAGCTGTGACACCCAATCGAACTTCATACAGCAATGATATACAAACGGACTTAATAAAGAATGAACGGTAAAGGCGATAGAAACAGGACTACTGACTGGGATAAGTTTTACGATGGGTACAATAGGATATTTCGTCCCAAGGAACCCTTTTACACGGACATCAAGGAGTACGAAAGTAGATTTAGAGGGGGAAACATAGATTCGACTCAGGGGCAAGCTTCTGAAGACGTGGGTGCGAATCCCACTTCCTCCACCATTAAAAATACAGACTGGATGAAGGTTTGTTTTGCTATGGATGTTTGTGAGTGGGACTCGGACACTAATGAATTAACCGACTATTGCACCATTTGTGGACTTAATTACTGCGACAGCCCATGCCCTGGCCCAACAGAAGATGGTTGGGAATACGAAGAGCGAGAGACTAGGATGTGGGCAAGGAAGATTCCTGAAGAAAGAACTATTGAAACAAAGCCTTTTAAGTCTGACCCTATTAGACACGATATAAGGCGAGTTATTTAATGAATCAGAACCTTGAGTTAGTTCAGAAGTCCTTAGATACCATCACTCCAGGGTGGAAAACTGTTTTAGTTGCTACCGTTACGGAGAATGGTTTCGAGTACGATGTTTTTAACAAGATGGAAGAAGAGTACTTTCAAGAAAACCTAGCTATTTTATTGGCCTTAGTTGCCAAGAAGTCCTTACAAGAGCTAGAGAGAATAGACTGGGCAAGCAATTAAATTTACTGAACATCCTTTACTAGTTCCTCCTACAGCAGAGGAAATTATCTGGCTGTACGAGAACGACCTTAATCTTCTTAAAGAGCTACACAAGGCTCACGAAAGTAGGATTAAGGCATCTGAGGACGATCCTATTCGTCATGGCTTCAACTTGCCTGGATGGGAGCGTATAAAGGAAGGGTTAAAAGAGTACAACGAGTGCTTGGTTCTTGGTGGGAACAGATCCGGTAAAACTACAGGGTTCGCTAAGATTGTTATGGAAGCAGTGACTGAGAGCAACGATGGTCACTTAGTGTGCTTTAGTCAGAACGAGGATACTTCCATTAAAGTGCAGCAAGCAGCTATATGGGAGATGATGCCAAAGGAGTTCAAGAAGAAGACTAAGAGCATCGAGGGGTACATAAATTACAGTATGCAGAACGGGTTTACTGCTAAGAGCTTTATCTTTCCCGATACCCGTACCCGTGTAGACTTCAAAACTTATACTCAGTTCAGCAACAACCAGACTATACTTGAAGGTTTTGAGTTCGGTTTTCCTGATCCAGTTGGCCTGAATATAGGGGCTTGGCTAGATGAGTACCTTGGAGACGCTACGCTAGTAAATACCCTTAGGTTCCGACTAGCTACTAGGGATGCCAAGATGGGCATAGGCTTTACCCCGATTGATGGCTATACTCCCTTTGTGGCAGAGTACCTGAAAGACGTACAGACGTTACAGACTCGTTATGGTTCCTTGATAGATAAAGACGTTCCTATCAAGCAGTACAGTCCATCTAGGGATGCTTCAGTGGTTTATCTGCACTCGGACGAGAACCCCTTTGGAGGCTACGAGCGTATTGCTAAGGATCTTAGAGGCAGACCAGAGGAAGAGATACTTGTTCGTGCTTACGGGATACCAGTAAAGAGCATGACTTCTTTGCTGCCGTTGTTCAACACAGAGGTAAATGTTTTGAACGATGAGCCGAACAAGTACGGGATGTCCTTCCCTGACATATCTGACAAGCACAGGTACACTTGTTATCAGGTAGTTGACCCAGCAGGAGCCAGGAATTACGTAGCGTTATGGGCAGGAGTAAATGAGAAGGGCGATGTGTACATCCGTAAAGAATGGCCTGACAGGGATTATTACGGAGAATGGGCGATATTCGGAGATCCTAAGTGGCGTTACGGTCCTGCATCAAAGAAGATAGGGTACAACGTACAGGGGTACGTGGACTTATTTACAGAGATTGAGGAAGATCTTGGTATAGAAGTATTCGAGCGTATAGGGGATAGTAGGTACTTTGCTAAGGAAAACTCTGATAACGATGACTTGTTTACTGAGTTCAATGATTGTGGAATGACCTTTATTCCGTCAGATGGCAGAATGGAAGAGATAGGAATTAGTGCAATAGACGAGTGGTTCAGCTACAACCCTAATGTACCTATAGATTCAGCTAATCGCCCCAGGTGCTACATTCACCAAGACTGCGGAAACTTAATAGACTCTTTAATTAACTATAACGCTTCTGGCAAGGCAGATGAACCATTGAAGGACTTCTTTGACGTTATTCGATATTTGCGAATGGCGAATGGAGGAGATGGTCCAGACCACGTACTTTCTAGAAGCATGATGACAACACGCTCAGGATTAGGATATTGATTATGGCTAAAGTAAAATTAA